GCTTGCGCAGAGTTTTTTGCAGGGTTTCTGTTGTGGAAAATCCAATGATTGAATTGTTTTTAACGGTAAATTCTTTGGCATACTCGTCGGCAACAAGATGTATGAGTTTTCGTTTTTTGGTATCGTAGAGCCAGGCTTCGGTTTTGTTCACCAGTTGTGCGGCTGGCAAGCTCTTTAGTTTAAGTTCAGCAAATTCCAAGCAAATTTTAAACTTGGCCGCTTTCTTTTCCGGTGTTGCTGGCTTGACCTTGCGCGGTTTGCGTTCAACTTTCTTGATCTGTACATAAGATCCACAATCACTAAGAACCAACTCACAAAACTTTACACAATTTTTGAGCTGTGTTTTGGTCATGTAGTCATAGGCTTTGACCAGGTCAGCGTCCTGACCTTCAACAACTTCTTCAAACTCAATGAGTTTTTTTGCCCACACATCTTTGATCAAATAGACCATTTGTGGTGCAATATTCATTGACCGCATGATGCTTACTGGCTTGTAGTCGGCATTGAGCCTGGCGCCCGAGGCAATAAACTCATCGAACGAACCTTCAAGTTCTCCAATGCACTCGCTTACTTTTTCACGAAGCCGATCTTGAATGTTGGGCTTTGCCGTGGCCGCTTCATCGGCAACAACTTCTTCTTTAACTGGATCTTTAAGGACCAATAATTCGTTGACGAGATTATCAAGTTTGATCTGTTCATGCTCGTCTAACTGCAAGCCCATGAGGCTCATACGAGCTAGCCAACCAGTGGTGGTGCGAATTTGGCTGTCGGGTAGGCTGCGGATTTTTTTTGCATCCCGACTGCGATCATGTGCTTCAAGGTAGTGGCAGACAAAATCTTTGGCTTCTTTTTTTCCGTAAAAGTAATTGTACCAATTAAACGCACGAGTCAAGACGGCAAAACGTTCATCAGTGGGCTGTAGTGTCCAGGTGGGTTCAATCCCAATATATTTGGTATCTGGGCTTTTGGGATTTAGTGGTTTAAAGCTCAAAGTTTTCATGCTGGCTCCAAATTACATGCATTTTGTAATTATAACATCTAAGGGTTTTTAGGTCAACTGTACAATAACCTGGCCAAAGTTAGGTGTCGCTCCAGGTTGACAATTAATTCGGTTGCTTGGGTTTTAAGCATTTCATAGTGTGCAGTAGAGCGTTTTAGCCGGCGACACTCCACGCTTTCTGAAGATAAACGATTAAGTGCAGAATCCACGGCGCCCAGCATCCTAAGCAGATCTCGACGTGCTTGCCGATTTTTTATGTTCTTTATTTGTTCAGAGCAGTCGGTGGTACGTTGGTACAACTCGTCCATGATGTTATTATATACTCGAAATTAATTGCTGTCAAACTACCGCTAAATAATAGTTATGCCGCGCTTGAGTTTATACCGTCCTAATCGAACTAACGATTACCAATTCTTTGATCGTACCATCAGTGAAATGTTCACTGTTGGTGGAATGGACATGTATGTGCATCGCTATATGGGTCCACAAACTGGGGATGCTGGCGATGCAGATGCTACGTTGCCAGTTTACGATCAATCTAACCCATTGTTTATTGAGGATTTGCTGCTGCTGGAAAACCGCGATCGCAAATACGACCCCGATGTTTATATCATGCGTGGTGTTTATAGGCAACAGGATATTGATTTTAATTTAAGTCAATTTGGCCTGTTTTTAAACAACGACACTTTGTTTATTAGTTTTCATTATAATGACATGATTGACACCTTCGGTCGCAAGCTGATGACTGGAGATGTGCTAGAGTTACCAAACTTAAAAGACTATCATCCTTTAGACACTGGCATTTTAAAGGCGGTGCCCAGATATTATGTAATACAAGAAGCCAACTTCGGCAGTGAGGGATTTAGTCAAACTTGGCTACCACACATATGGCGTGTTAAAGCAACACCTTTGGTCAATGCTCAAGAATACAACGAAATAATGAAGGAGCCGTTTGAGCCTGATAACATCTGGGACAACGGTAACTTTTATCCACAGGGCACCACAGTATTGTATGGCAACAGCTACTATGTGTCTACTACTAACGTTCCGCCCGGAACTGATATCACCAACACCAATTATTGGCAACCAAAAACCCCTGCCACAGTTGGTGAGCAAATATCTACACGGCCCAAAGATCTTGAACTTAACGATGCTATCTTAATTCAAGCAGAGGCCGAATTACCACTCAGTGGTTACGATACTGTAAAATTTTATATACTACCAACCACCGTAGATGGACAACCAGCGCAGTATGGCCTTACCACCGACGATTCTAGCCCCACCGCCGATAATACAGCAGGCGGTGAAGGTACAACTCCACGCAGTGATGGTTATACACTGGGTTATCTAACTGGTGATGGTATTGCACCGAACGGGCTGCCTGTAACTCCGGGTGTTAGTTTTCCGCCAAATCCTACTGCTGGCGATTATTGTCTGCGCCTCGATTATTTCCCCAACCGACTGTTTCGTTTCAACGGAGCATCCTGGACCAAGATCGAAGATAAGGTTCGTACTGGACTTGACTTTGCAGAAAATGCCAAGACACTTCGTGCTGGTTTTGTCAACAATCCCTACACCGTTCCAACTACGGATCAAGGCAATATTCCAAGCCGTCAAAGTTTGTCTGAGATTCTTAAACCAAATGCAGACAACGGCAACCAAGGTGGTAACTTACCGCCCAATCCACCACCGTATAGGAATTCATAATGGCTGGCCCTATGTTCTTTTATGACGAACAAATTCGTCGATTCTTACTACAGTTTGCTAGAATATTTTCAAACTTTCAAGTTGAGTATGGCCGTAATGAAGAAGGCACCGAACACACACTACTGCGTGTTCCGGTACGCTATGGTGACTCTAGCCGACAGGTGCAGACAGTAATTCAAAATAATTCACCTAACTTTTTGCCCAGCACACCTTTAATGACTTTTTATATCACTGGCCTGGACTATGATCGTCCCAGGATGCAAGAGCCTTATTTTGTCAATAAAATGAATGTTCGCCAGCGTACCTACGATGAAACTACAGATTCCTATGAGGTTACCCAGGGAAATGCCTTTACTATTGAACGGCTAATGCCAGTTCCTTATAGTCTCACTATCAATTTGGATATTTGGACATCAAATACCAATCAAAAATTTCAACTGTTAGAACAAATTATTCCCTTGTTTAACCCCGCACTGGAAATACAATCTACTGATAACTTTATTGATTGGACCAGTTTAACTGTGGTCGAACTTGACTCAAGTAGATGGTCCAGTAGAACTATTCCTGTAGGCACCGAGGATCCAATTGACATTTCTACACTGACATTTAAACTACCAATTTGGATCAGTTCTCCGGCCAAAGTTAAAAAACTAGGTGTGGTAGAGCGCATTGTTGCTTCAATTTATGATGCCAACGGTGATGCTGCCAATGCCATTATGGACAACGATCTGTTGTTGGGTACTAGGCAAGTGTTTACCCCTTACAACTATCAGGTACTGTTGATCGGCAACAAACTTCAGGCTCTGCGTCCGCAACAGGTAGTTGATGAGCCCAATACCAGTTTGACCCCGCCCGATTCTCCAGAAAGTAATCTAATGTGGTATGCCATCGTCGGCGCTTATGGCACGCTAAGAGAAGGTGTTAGTCTAATTAAACTGGAACAAGATGATGGTACTGAGGTGATGGGAACAGTTGCCTATGATCCCACAGACGATAGATTTTTACTATTCAGCGTTGACATAGATACTGTTCCGGCTAATACCCTTGGTCCAGTTAACGCTGTTATTAATCCATTGGTGTCGGGTCCAGGGGCTGGGCTACCAGCGGCCGCAGCCGGACAACGTTATCTATTCACCGAAGATACCGGCAGTTTCAGTGGCTATGCACAGGCCTGGGCTGGTGCGTTTAATCAATTTTTAATTGCACAGGCCAATGACATTGTCGAGTACGATGGCAGCAGATGGATTGTTGTTTTTAATTCGTCAAATAGTCCGGCAAATAAACAATATGTTACAAACCTTACGTCCGAATTACAGTACGAATGGACTGGGAATACGTGGATTAAAAGTTATCAAGGGCTGTATCCTGGCGGAACTTGGTCACTGGTTCTTTAAATTTTATGTCACATTCAGCAGTAGGTATTTGGTTTTACGCACAGTCTACTCAACGATATCTTTATCTGTTGAGAAATGATCCCAAGCATCCAGGAACCTGGGGTTTGCCCGGTGGCAAGGTCAAACCTGGCGAAACACTGATGCAGGCTATTGAACGCGAGTGCTGTGAAGAATTAGGATCAATGCCCAATTACAATCGTCTAGCACCAATAGAAAAATTTACCAGTGCCGACAATGGGTTTGCCTACAACACGTTTTTCTGCGACGTAGATCAAGAATTTACGCCAACGCTCAATGAGGAACATGTAGGTTGGGCCTGGATTGATTCCGGTGTGTGGCCACGGCCTATGCATCCTGGACTGTGGTCCACTGTCAACTTTGATGCTGTAAAAGATAAAATTGCGTTGATGGAAAAAACTTAAACATCGGCATAGACAATAAACTGTCTATAGGTCATCAATGCCACATTGGCGCTGTCTTTCCAAACTTTTGGCATCTGAGACTCGTGTCCAACATAATAAAATTTTGTTCCCGAATAGACATTCATTATCTGATGCATTTGTGATTCCCAACTGCTTTGCCCTATGCCAGCATCGTTGTGATAGCCCAGCAAAAATATTTCTCGATGACCATCAAAGGCTGCAAGATAAGGCAGTAGACAAACGTCAAGCATAACAGGGTTATGTGGTATGTTGTAAAAATCTCCAGGATGCTCAAAACAATATTTTGGACTGGTATAAATTGTATTGTGTTTGTGATACTCGGTTTCAATTAGCTGATCTAAAATTGCTGGGTTCTTTTCAACTGTGAAGTCTAGTCGCATTTCTAAAGCAATTTCACCTGCGCCATAGGTTTGTAGTTTTTTAGATCCCAATAGTCCGCCGCGATGCTTTTGAAGTCGGCAATAATCAAATTGGTCTTTGTCGGCTCGGGTGCCTATGCAGACAGCACGACCAGAAATATGATGATTTTTAATGGGGTTGTCAACCCACTCACGTTGAATGTTTTTCTTGCCACCGGACCAGGTGGCTCCAACGACCACAAACTCTCCACTGTAGTCTTTGCGATAGCACTCGGTGATCATAGGCGACCTACAACAACTTCAATTGTTCCAATGTCGTTAGAATTGTAATTCTCTAATGCTTTTCCAATGATACAACCAGGATTGTATTGATCGGCACTTAGTCGTTGTGCAACTCCTGGAATACCGCTGGATACTAGTCTATCGCCTTTTTGGATTGAGCCAACTACACAGCAAGGAACTCGTCCAAGCAAGGCCAATTGAACGAGATGTGTGCCAGTTTGAGTGCTGTTCATAATATAAGCAGGATTAGTTGACACTACACCAGCAATGCTGACACTATGACTAGAACTGCTGGCAGTAACTTCGTTGGTGCCGCCAAAATCTAAAACAGTTCCTGGAGCATATTCTTTGTCAGCAACATACAATTCAGCAACGTCAGCATACTGTGCTGATGTAGCTTTGGCAAACACAGTATTGAAGTAGGTAGTTGCGCTACCAATATTACCAACACCGTTGGTGCCACCATTAACAATATTACCGCCTGTGATATTGCCAGTAGTAACAGTTAAACTGCTACCAGTAATAGCACCTCCAGTAATTGCGCCAGTTACACTTACAGTTGTACCGGTGTGTGTTGTGGCATTGACGTTGGCACCACCTAGTACATTACCACCTGTGATATTACCAGTTACTGTCAATGAACCAAGTGTACCAACTGATGTGATATTGGTTTGTGCTGCTGTGGTCAATGTGCCCACAATACTTGTACCACTTAGGTTACCACCACTAATGTTGCCAGTTACTGTCAATGAACCAAGTGTACCAACTGATGTGATATTGGTTTGTGCTGCTGTGGTCAATGTGCCCACAATACTTGTACCACTTAGGTTACCACCTGTGATATTACCTGTGGCGCTGACTATGCCGGTTACAGCAACACCACCCGAATATGTTGTAGCTATTGTAGCACCTGCTATGTTGGTACGAACATTACCACCACTGGCAATTACGGCCACGGAACTTGTACCGTTTTGGATACTTGTAGCATCAATGCCGGTTAGCAACGAGCCGTTGCCCAGGATATAACTACCTGTGATGTTACCCGTGGCGCTGACTAGGCCACCAGTTAAAATATTGCCACCAACTACATTGCCAGTACTACTAAGAGTAGTTGGACTAAAAGCGCCCGCAGTAAGATTGTTAGTAACAATAATATTGTTACCGTAAATGTTGCCAGTTGCCGATATACCTGCTGTACCGTCTAGTGTTAGTGCCATAAAAATTATCCTCGTTTGTATTTATGGGGCAAAAACATATAACGTCGACGAGTCAGGTACCGCAATATGATAATTTTCCCCTAGAGCCACTGGTCCTAATAACAGGGCATTTACAGCATCTGCTACTGTTACATTGGCATTTAATGTTTTTGGCCCTGCAAATGTACCGTACATGGTTAAACTGCCCAAATTAATAACCACAGTATTTGACTGTCCAGCTACACTCATAGCAATATTGCCCGAAGCTTCAGGAATAGTGATATTTGTAACTCCGTTGGCAATTCGATCGCTAGTACCAACACTGAGTCCAGTTAATAAGGCACCGTTTCCAATGAAGAAATTACCCGAAATGTTTCCTGTTGCTGATATCTGCCCAGCAGTTACAATGTTTCCGCCAGATATATTAGCAACCGAAATAATATTACCATTGGCCGTTAAAATTCCTGAACTAATTAAATTTCCACCAGTGATATTGCCAGTGGCACTCAATGAACTCAATGTACCAACTGACGTAATATTGGGCTGTGCTGCACTAGATACTGTAGCGGCATAACCAGTTGTGTTAACACTCAATGTACCTGTTACATTGGCAGCAGGAATATTGGTTAATCCAGAACCGGATCCGTTGAATTGACTGCCAGTTATTTGTCCAGTGGCACTTACTTGGCCGCCTGTTAGGATATTACCGCCAGCAACATTGGCAGTTACAGTTAGTGAACTTAATGTACCAACACTGGTAATATTTGGTTGTGCTGCTGTGGTTAAAGTACCAGAAATATTTGTACCACTTAGATTGCCACCAGTGATATTACCTGTGGCACTGATTGCACCGGTTACATAAGCACCAGTATTGGCCACAACTAAAACATTTGATGTGCCAGCAATACTAATGTTGGCATTACCATTGGCGGTACCAATATTAGCTTCGCTTGTACCATTGTAAATTTTGCTGGCGGTATAGCCTGTAGCAAAAGCAATGTTGGCCAGTAGGTAATTGCCTGTAATGTTACCGGTGGCACTTACTTGTCCAGCTGTAGTGATGTTGCCACCGGCTACGTTGGCTGTTACAGTCAATGAACTCAACGTACCAACACTTGTAATATTGGGCTGTGCTGCTGTGGTTAGTGTGCCGGCAATGTTTGCACCATTTATATTACCGCTAGTAACATTACCGGTGGTAGATATAGAATTGGATCCAAAATTGCCAAGTAATGTAACAACATTGCTGTCGGTATAGGTAGGTGGCAGCCCGGTTAGTTGACTACCATTGCCTACAATATAGTTGCCGGTGATGTTTCCGGTGGCCGAAACTGCGCCGGTGACATACACTCCAGAAGTG